AAAATATTTAATTTAACAAGCTCTAATCTTACCGCTCCAACCAAACAATTCCCAGCGTACACCTTGGATGGTACAACTAACTCCCAAGAGTTTATCACTGTTTATCCAGGTAGCATACAGAGACAAGGAGATATTCACTGTCAATACATTAGGTATCCTAAAGATCCAAAGTGGACTTATATGTCTATAGGCTCTATGGGCGCTCCTGTTTTTGATAGCTCTCAACCAGATTATCAAGACTTTGAGTTGCCATTATCAGACGAGCCTACATTGATTGCCAAGATATGTCAATACGTTGGTATAGAGATTAGAGAATCAGATGTTTACAATTTCGGAGCAAAAGAAGAAGGATTAGATACACAAGAAACAAGCTAATATGTCATATATAACAGATTATCAATATTACGAAAATGGAGGACTTGTTCCTGAAGATGCTAACTGGGGGTCGTACCAGTATGTTGGTCTTGATGATATTGTTAACAATTTTATGTTGATGTATCAAGGTAACAACGAGTTGATTAACAATGTAGAAAGGTATCAAGTTCTTTTTCATGCTAAGCGTGGTATACAAGAATTGAACTATGACGCTATGAAGGAAATTAAAATCCTTCAGCTTCAGGTGGATAGTCAGTTAAGATTTATATTGCCGCAAGATTATGTCAATTGGGTGAGAATATCTGAGTATACAGATGGTCAAGTATTAAGACCATTAACGGAAAATATTCAAACTAACTGGAGTGGAGCTTACCTTCAAGATAATGAGTACAAAATACTTTTTGATATAGATGGTAATGTGTTGAAGCCAAAGGATTCAAAATTAACAATAGATAGAATAGCTGGTACAGCTCCAAGTATCTATCCAGGCGGAGGTGCTTATAGCGGTGAGCTTGGATATTGTATAGACGGGTGTTGGTATTTTGATTATGGTATAGGGACAAGATTCGGATTGAACACAGAGACAGCAAACTCAAACCCAACCTTTAGTATAGATAAAAGAGGTGGTGTTATTAACTTTAGCTCAGGACTCGAAAGCAGGTTTATTGTATTAGAGTATGTTTCGGACGGCATGGAAACAGGAGATGACTCTTCGGTCAGTGTTAATAAAATGTTTGAAGAGTTTATATACGCTTATATAAAATACTCTATATTAAATTCCAAATTTGGAGTTCAGGAATATATAGTTAACAGAGCGAGAAAAGACAAATCGTCTCTCCTTAGAAATGCTAAATTAAGATTAAGTAATATACACCCAGGCAGACTCTTAATGAACATGAGAGGTCAGGATAAATGGATGAAGTAATATGAGTAAAAACATCTCAAGTAATTTTATATTAGGGAGGATGAATAAAAGCGTTGATGAACGCTTAGTCCCTAAAGGAGAGTATGTGGATGCTCGTAATGTTAGATTGGGTTCTACAGAAACCACAGAGATTGGGGCTGTAGAAAACTCTAAAGGCAATACTCGTCTTACTACACTTTCTTATGCAGGATCAACCTTAAGCGGATCAGCTGTTTGCATAGGAGCTTTTCAAGAAGGTATATCAGAAACTATGTATTGGTTTGTTCACGACCCTGCAAATACCAGTTCTCCTACTGGAAAGGTAGATATGATAGTTTCTTACAATACAAATAACAATGTCATTACATATCATGTAACATCTATTTCTGTTTTAAACTTCAGTCCTAAGCACTTAATAACAGGAGTGAATAAGATAGACGATCTTTTGTTTTTTACTGATAATCTAAATCCTCCCAGGTGTGTAAATGTAAAAAGAAATTATGACGATCCTTCAGCTGGTGTAGATGGGATAGAAGAAGAAGATGTGTCTGTAATAAAAAAACCGCCAGGATACGAAAAGTCAGTTGGAGGATACAAGCCTTTAACAGCTCCAGATGTAGAGCTTACTATTTTACCAGGAGATGAAAATTATATTGTAAACAAATTTATATCTTTTGCTTATAGATATAGATATGAAGATGGAGAATACTCAGCAACATCTTTATTTACACAGCCAGCTTTTCAGCCTGGACTTTTTCGTTTTGATTCATTAAACTTCTACAACGCTGGAATGGTTAATGCATATAACGCAGCGTTTGTTAGTTTTTCTACTGGGTCAAAAAGAGTTAAGCAGGTAGATCTTTTGTATAAGCCAGCGAACACTAATACCATATATGTTATTGAAAGATTTAATAAGCAAGATAATGGATGGTCTGACAATACTACTCAGACAATTACTTTTGACAACTCTAAGATATACACAGTATTGGGTTCTGACGAACTTCTTAGACTTTATGATAATGTTCCTCAAAAGGCTCAAGCACAAACAATACAAGGAAATAGATTGATATATGGAAATTATGTAGATCAGTTTGATATACAGAGTTCTCCAGGTACAGATATAAAAATATCTTACTCTACTTCTCCAGTCAGTGAATCTGTAAGCGGAGTTGATTTAGATGAGCCGTTTACTTTTAATGGTATTACATACACTATAAACCCATCCTCAAATCCTAATGTTCCTGACGCAAAAATATCATTCGACTTATCAGCTGTTGAAACACCTATAGCTGCTGGAACTACATTTGGATTTAATCTTGAGTTGGTATCTTCCCCAAACTTTACACCTCAAGGTAATGGTCCAGATATAGACTTATCCTTTCAGCAAAATGGAGGTATACCTTTTGATATATCTTTTAGTTTTACAGCTACTCAAGTATACAATTCCGTTTCAGCTATGATAAATAGCTTGGAATTTAAAGAGGCTATAGGTGCGGAGTCAATCGGAAACTATCAGCCAATAGCAACCTTAAATGAAGGTGTCACTTTAACAGATAGGTTTAATCAAGCTATTCAGTCACCAATCCCTGGTACAGATTTAGAATTAATAAATTCTTCTATAACAGGAAACTGCGGAGATCCAACCGTTGTTGGAAACTGTGTTCAGCAAGGATTTCTTTTTGGAACCAGTGGAGGTGGAACTTCATTTAACTTACAGGTTCCAGCTGTACAGTACTATTACGAAGACCCTGTTAGTGGGGATGTTAGTAATCAATGGGAGTATTTTGAGTTCAATGCTTTTGGTTCTTCAGCAGGATATACAAAAACCGAAAATACACTAAGCTTACATAGTAATAGAAATTACGAAACAGGAATAGTTTACATGGATGACTATGGAAGAGCATCTACAGTTTTGGTTTCTAAGGACAACACGGTAAACTTTGGTCCTGAAACAAGTATATTACAGAATAAAATAAGAGCAACAGTAAGTAGTCCTCCTCCATACTGGGCTAAAAAATTTAAGTTTGTTGTAAAGCCAAGTAAAGGTGAGTACAATACTTTATATGTAACTACTTTTTATAAAGATGATAACGCTCCGCAAATAGTTTATTTTAAACTTGAAGGAGATTCAACCTCATTTGTAAAGGCTGGTGATGTTTTATATGTAAAAAGCGACACTGAAGGTGTTGTCAATAGCGTCACAGAGGTTGTGGTGTTGGAGGTTAAAGCCTTTGCAGGCGGAGAGGTTCCAGGAAACACAGATAGTTTACCAGGTCTTTATATGATAGCCAAGCCAGGTGGATTTGCTACTTCAGAGATACCATTTGCTAATTTGAATTTTGGAATTGAAAAAATAAAATCATATTCAACAAGCTGCTCTACAAATAAAACTGTAAATGTCCCTCTTTTTTATAATAATGGAGTTGATGATGTTAATGTAGATTTGCCAGCAGGATCTAAAGTAAGGATTTATATTAATAATTGGAGGGGTCATAAAAACGATGTTTGTGATGCGAAGCAGTATAAATTTGACGAAACATTTACGGTTACTCAAGATTATCCAAACTTTTATGAATGGATGATAGGGGATGGTATAGACCCGTCTACTGGGTATACCAACGAAACCTCAGCTACATGGTTTGATAATGGAGGAGTAGGTCCTTATTCTTCAAACGCATCTAATCCTTGTTCTTGTTTTCATACTAAACTTTTTATATATCAGAACGGGTCTGGGTTACAATACTTTTACAATAGAGGGTGTATCCCTAAATGCGCTAACTGGAATGGAACTGACAAGAGACCAGGGAACACTGAGTTGTTAATAGAGGTTCAAAGAACAGGAGGGTTACTTATTTTTGAAACAGAGCCTGCTGAAGCAGATCCTAATTTATTTTATGACGCATCAGAGACATATGATATTGTTAATGGAAACCATATGTCAGGGGTTAGAGATGGAGATCAAGACCAAGACCTTTCGGCTGATGTTCCATTTAAAGCATTGCTTAGTAATGCAGATTGCTATAGTTTTGGAAACGGAGTAGAAAGCTATAAGATACAAGACAGATGGGTGGCTATGCCTTTTCAATTAGGAGAAAGAGTTTTAGCTGTTTCTAATCAAGATTTTGCTCAGGCTGACAGATTCAACTCTCTTACATACAGCGGAGTGATACAGCCAAGCTCGAATGTAAACAATCTAAATGAG